CAAATTGAAACTCTAAGTTCCTGATTGACTGATCATCCATATCGCCTATGTCTTTATATTGTTTTTCTAAGGTGATAACGCTAACCAAAGACCCAAGCTTTTCAATTAGCTTATCTTTCATTATGCTACCAGCCTCATCATTATCCGCTACTAGTACGACATTATTGAAGTACTTTTCTAATAATCTAATTTGTGAAATAGATACATTAGCACCCAACGTTGCGACTGCTGGGAAACCTACTTGGTCTAATCGAATTGCATCAAAAGATGATTCGACTACATACACTATACTAGAACTTTTAACTCTGTGCAAGTTAAACAAAACTTTTCCTTTAGGCAATCCTGGAGTATTTTTAAACTCCTTGCCTTCTATAGATCTTCCTACAAAGCCAATCTTCATTCCGTCAGGTGACTCTACTGGAATAGTAACCATTCCTTGTTTTTCTGAGTAGCCTAAAGAAAACTTTTTCATTGAATCCATAGTTATCTTTCTACCATGTAGATAAGACTTTGCTGTGTCTGATAATAATAACTGATCATGTAATCTATCAAGAATGGATTCGTCATACTGAACAAACTCTGGTAAGGCGATTAGCTTTTTATTAACCAACATCTCAATATTATGCTCTTGCTCTTTACTTTTTATATATCGAACAGTTTCAAAGTATGTCCTATTTGACATATGCATAACAAACTCTTCTAAGTTTTTAGTTGTTTGACAACCAAAACAAAAGAACAGCCCACTATCTTTGGCTACTTCTCCAGCAGGAGTTCTGCTGTTGTTGTGATATGGGCAGAAGATTATAAAGTCATTACCAAATTCAGTTTCAATATTTACTCCTGAACCAATAAGAACTCGTCTAATTTGATCTTCCGTATAAATATTATTTGTCTTCATAGTCTTTATATCTGTAATATCCTTTATCAAAATCTACCTGTACTAAAAAGTCTCCCATAAAACCATTTCTATTTTTTCTAAATACGCACTCAATGATATCACTATTTACAGGGCGACCTAGTGCTAATAGCCAGTCAGCATCGTATGAGATCTGTCTAGACCATGCTGTTTGTCCTAGTGTTGGGGGAGTGCTAAGATCTTTTACATCGTCAGGTGTAGCAGATGAGATAGCAATAATTGGTACTTCTTCACTAATAGACATTAGCTTAAGTTCTCGTGAAAGGTTTTTCATCTTTACCGTTTCACTATCGGCACGTTGGTTTGGACTCATCAACTGAAGATAATCAACAACAACAAAGTCTGGTTTGTACTGATCAATCTTTCCACGAATAACTGATGGAGTAACCTCTCCGCCAGAGTCATTTGAGATAATATGAAACTCTGGACGACCTTCTACTTTGTTAGCATGCCACTTACGAAGCATATCAATTTCAATTTCACCATTGCTTAGTTTACGATGAGACCATAGACCTTCACCCATAATAGCAAACACACGATTACGAACCTCTGTCTCACTCATTTCAAGTGAGATAATCATTGGTGACTTGCCTTGCTTCCAAGCCTGTACAGCAAAGTATAAAGCCATCCAAGACTTTCCAATTCCTGGGTAAGCAAGAAACACACCAAGTTGGCCTGGCATAATTCCAGCAGGTAAGTAGTTATCAAATCCTGGCAAACCTGTTTTAATTCCTACAGATCCAAGTTCATTTTGCTTTGCAACTCTTTCGTAATACGCAACGGCATCTTCAAGATCAGTAGCATCAATATCACGAATAGCAGCAGTATTCTTTTTGAGCTCTGATGTTTTTGTAATAAGATGCTCTAAAGCTTCAGTGCCATTGCCTACTTGAACTTCTCCTGCTGCGTTACGAAGAATGTCTTTAAGGCTATCATTTAAATATTCTGTTTGAAGTTCTGCTAAGTGATGCTTTGTTGCACCTACGCCAGCTACTGGTTCAAAATCACGAAACTTTTCTCTTACAAGTTCTGCAGGTGGAAGTGATTGGTTATTCTCAGAATATAAACGAATGAAGTTCCAGATATCATTATGTGTTCTTAAAAGAGTTTCAACATTTGCTTGAAGTAGTACGTGAATTTGTTTATCTTGAAGTACTGCAGATATTACTTTTGCTTCTGTATTATTCACTTAACCACTCCTTAGCCATTCGTCTGCGTTCTGCTCTTTCTTTTTTATCTTGTTCAACTTCTGCTCTGCCATTTAAAATCTTTTCAGCATTATAAGCAAAGTAATTCCAACTAGGCTCTTGTGCAATTAAAAAATAATAGTCTAATAGATCATAGCATTGCGATATTCCATATGACTCCACTAAGCCATCAGCAGCCCACTGTTCAACATTGATATTCATGTTAGACTTTTGCTCATATCGTTGAAGATATAATTTGTTAAATCTACTGAGCAAAGCCATTCGGTCTTTGCGGTCAGCCATTATTCGTTGATTTCCTCTTTAGCTTCGTTAATCTTTTCAGTAAGCTTGTCTTCTACAAACTTGTATACACGCTCAAATGCTTCGTTAGTTGTTTCTTCTCCACGCTTAGAATCTACAATGCCAAGATCTAATCTTAGTGATTGAAAGTTTCCAAGGTTAAGCGTATATCCTAGTGTTACTGATACCTTTGTTGAATCGTTTTCCATACCCCACCCATTTCATAGTTTTAAATATTCTCTGACCAAACAGGAATAAACCTACCATCTTCTGTCTTCGTATATGTAAGTATACCGTCTCCCATTCGCCGTGTCAACTCTTGGCTTGTAGGAGTCATATTATTTGTTATTAATTTGTCTTTTCTTGGTTGTCCAATATGTATACTTGCAAGTATAGCACGGATCTCCTTTACATGCGATTCTGAATAATAAGCTCTTCTTTGCCACTTTCTTTCACCATTTAAAGTTGATCCAACTGGTGGAGGAATAACTCCTCGTTTAATTAGTGATGGAATATATTTTCTATGTCTATTGACAAGTTTAGCAGTTTCTGCTACAGTATATGCTCGTTCTCTATTTTTTCTAAAGTCAACTCTTAAACATGTTTCTATTCTATCTTTTGTAATATTGTAAACAGAAACTAAACCAGTTGATCTTGAGCTATGGTAAAGCCTAACTAAATCTCCATTAAGGAACCAAACTTTTTGATTACCTTTAATTACAGATTGGCTATTGTACTCTTCGCCCTTAATTGTTCTTTTCTCAGTAGCCATTTACCTTCCTGACTTGCACTTGGTGGATGAAAGAATACTCTTGTCCCGCAAGATATGCAATAAGTTTCTAAATGATCTGTAGATGTATATTGTCTATCAATAAACATTTTGCCATTACATTTTTTACAATTTAACAATATAATAACCTAGTTTGGTATTCCGATAATAACTAGGTGCACATCTATGGATAAGTTTCCATTAGCACCATATCGAACAACGCCTTCAACTCTTGAGGTGGTTGGCTTTTTTAAAACTAACGAAACATTTTGGCCTGCTGAAGTATTTCCTGTGTTGATAATGGTTGCTGAAACTATTGGTGGATATTTAAAATCACCAACAAAGTCGTATGAGAATGGTTTTTCTGTTGCTGCGGTGACTGTACTGTTATCCGCAACTGATACAATTCCACCAATTACTCTGGCATCAGATGTTTTAACACTTTGTTTTGCAGCACTTGCAGTATCTATAGTTGTATAGTTATAGCTTGCAGAAGAAACCTGTGTTGAAAGGTTATTTACTGTGTCTGCCAATTGATAGATGTATGTAACATCTAGTGGTTGACCACGCTCAGGTAGTGGTAGTTTAGCCATGTTTTTCCTCCTATTACATTATATCAGATGGGTGTTACGGCAGACTCATAAACCAAAAAAGCTGCCTTTATTTGTTTTTTTGATGAAGCATACTGTACTCTAACCCTATAGTTTGTGATGCCTTGATTTACAAATGAAAAAGAGTATGTTGATACTGTTCCACGATACGCATAAGGGCCATTATCAAAACTTATGAATAAATCATACTTATCTTCTGACTCTTGCGTTACTACTTCTTGTTTTGTCCAAACTGCAGTAATAACGTTTTCAGTTTTAGAAACTTCGCCAGTATAGGTATCTGCTACATATTGACCACTGTTATATACTACAGACCAATGCGAGTTTCTGTTTTTATCTTCAGATACAATTCTATAACGAATATTATATTTTTGGCTATCATGGTCAATTGGTGGTAAAGAAGATTTTTTTATTGTTACTTTTTTAATATTAGCATCAGCCATTATGAAACTCCAATAGAGAATCTAAATTCAACATAGTTGTTTGTATTTGGTGATTTTATAATTGTTTCGCCACCTGTGTTTTGAACTACAGTATACCCAGTAAGTCCATACAGTGGATTCTTAGTTGCAACATTTTCTAGCCTAAGTGCATCTAATGCTACATAATAATCTGATGATGGATTTCCGTTATCAATAACTGATACATAAATCTTTACAACATTTACTGCATTCCAACTAAAGTTAGGAGAAGTATACAAATCTTGCAACGGTTTAGATACCACATAGTATCTATTAGTTTCAAACTCATCATCTAATGGCTCACTTAAAGATGATCCGTTATTTAAATTAGCTTCAAACCTTGCAAATTGTGGAGAATTTGTTTCATCATTTGATGAAAAGTCTACTAAAATTCTAACGGTATCTGGACCTGATGCACTACCAGTTTTACTAACTAAAGAAAAAGCAAGTCTTAACTCATCCTTTAAAGAATTTTTATCAAAATCAAGATCAACGCCAGTTAAGTGTATATGAGATCCACTAGTTATATCAAAATGACCAAACGTTGGACCAGCAACTGCATTTATATCTAAATCTGATGTATTACCCTGAATTAAAATAGTATTATTTAAAAACCTACATCTTTCATATCTGAGTGCTCTAGATGTTTTATAGAATATGCTGTTGTCAGAGTTAGCTTGAAATACAGGTGTTGCTGTTAGTACTCCGTTTACCGCATCATATTCTTTTGTTGATGAGTTTATTAGGTATGAGCCTGTAATGTTATTATCATCATTAGTGTCAAGTGGTACTGGAATAGTCGGAATTGGTGATGTAGCAGCTGATGTATGATATTCCCAATTTTCTGCATCAGTAAATGCAAAAACTGTTTTACTATCATAGGATCCAGCTGAAGGGTTTGATCCAGCTGAGTATATCCCTACTTCTGTAATTTCATATCTTTCTTCCGTTGGCAATTCAGCAGTAAGAACAATCTTATTCATACCGTTTTCTTGTACATATCCTCTTGAAGATATTGGGACTCTAAACATTTCAAAATCTAGATTCTCTTTATTTGAATCGACGATAAGCTCTTCTGAAGTTTTAAACGGTTGTGGTCCACAGCCAACAGCAATATAAGAAGCAAAAGCTGGTGCTTGGCCTAATAAATATTTGCCAATAATAGTCTTACCAGTATTAGTTATCATGATGTAGCTTCTCCTAAATATGCTTCATATATTGTACCACTTAAGCCAATTTGTATGTCAACTTGCTCATCACTGTTAAGATTAACTAACTCTATGATTAGGTCTCCAGAGTCATTAAAATATATATTACTTCCTGCTGGACCATTTCCAACCTGTGGAATCTTTTCTTCCAGCTTAATAGGAAAGTTACTAAATATTTTATCCGATGAACCCTGTAGGCTAATTATATTTAATGGGTTATACTGTTGCTGAATTGATGTTAAGTTTTTAATTATATTATTAGATATAACTTGACCATTAATAGTGTCATTTCTGGCAATGTTGATTAGCTCATGCCCCCCAATATTTTCAAAGACAATATCAAACATAGCCTCTGGTGCCACTTTTCCATCATCGAAAAGAACCGTATCTATGGGGGCAGTTTTTACAGAATTTTGTTTAATAAAATTAATAGCTGCGTTAGCAAGGTCAGCTGGTGTTAATGGAGATGCCGATAAGTTAGAAAAATTAGTTTCAGCCATGCTACACCTCACTCAAATAGATAGTCATAGATGGGCCATCTTGGTTTCTACTATAATTAATATTATATACAACAAATCTTGTAGAGTCTGCTGTAACTAAATCCAATCCGTTAGAATCTTTATAGTCTAAGGTAACAATATCTCCTAATTGTAATATTGGTATGCTAAAGATATTAGCACCAATTATTTTTTTAGGTTCCATTACTTTATTAATAATCCAGTTCATTAAAGACTCAGCACTGTCTTGGGTTTGAATATATTGACTGTCAATAGAAAATTCATTCTTGCCATATGTCATTCTGCTTTGTCTAATCCTGTCATATTTTTCTTTTTCAATAAAAGGTGAAATAATTTGATTTGTTGCAGTTAGTTCTGGGTCTGACATGTTGCTACGTTTTTTAAAAAACTCGTCAACAGTTAGCTCGTGTGTTGTGTCTTGAGTAAATGTGACTCCTTGAATTCTTAAAAAGCTTTGTGTAGATTCATCTAGATTAATTGCTTTATCTGTAGAATTAAAAACTAAAAACTCTGCCCCATAGGAGTTTGCTTGAAACCCTGAAACCACATATGATTTAATTCTATTAAAGGTTGGAGAGATTTGAGCAGAAAGAGCTGGGAATGCACGGTCATATTTAATGTCAAAGTATGAGCATTCTCTCATGATTGATCCAAACTCTTCAAAATACATGTTATATTTTGGTGGTTGTTGAGAACTTATTCCATTAAGGTAGGTAGATTGAACTACACCGCTCATAGCATATTTTCTAAATGATTCGTTTTCATTTATTTCATTTTTTCCAAATAGCCCAGTTTCTCTATTAAAATTATTTGAATTTTGAGTTTGTCCAAAAACATTATTAATTTCTGGAGAAGTAGATGCAACTGTATTTTGAGAGTAGTTTTCAGATAGTGCATAAACATTTTCAAACATACACCTAGCAGATCCACGAGTAAATAAAGCCATATTGTTGTAAATTGGTAG